TCCCGTCTTCTTGTGCATATGGCACAGACTATTCCTGAAGCTGAGATTCGTTCATTGCATGTATCGGAGGAGCGAAGTATTGCGGATGCCCAAAGGTACATATGGGAAGCACTTCCCATGAGATATAAGCGGGCAAAGAAGAAGAGCGAAAATCATTCCTTGCAGTATACGCAGAAGAATGGATTTAACTCCGCCAAGGCGATCCTACCGCCAACCACACCAGGCGCGGAACGGGGAAGTACAATATCTTTTAATAACTACAGGCAGTATCAGGCAGACCCGCAGATATTTGAGGGATGGTCAGCGCATTGCATTCATATGGATGAGGAGGCACCTGAACAGATATTCGAGACATTGGTAGGGGGTAGAACAGTTGATTACCACGGACGGGTACTGTTAACCTTCACCACCTTGCAAGGGTGGACACCATTGATCAATAGTCTGCTCAAGGGCGCTGAGACGGTGGAGACGAGATACAGCGAATTGATGGGGCGTGAGTTACCCGTAGAGCAGATATCCACTAATTGGCCTGATTGTAGAATTTATTATTTTTGGTCCGAGATGTCCCCGTTTGTTGACTACAACGAACTGATCCGAACCTACTCCAAACAACCGCAAGAGGTAAAACTCGCTCGCCTATACGGCATCCCTAGTAAGGCGATGGAGGGGAGATTCCCTAAGTTCAACCGCGAGACTAATGTCGTCCCCCATGAACGAATCCCCTTCATCGCCGACCCTACGGTACAGGCCACTCGCTACTTTGTATGCGATCCTGGCGGAAGTAAACCGTGGGTGGCGATATGGGCGGGTGTGATGCAGGACGGATCAATCTATGTTTATCGTGAGTTCCCCGATTCATCGATGGGCCAATGGGCATTGCCGCATGTTAATGCCGTAGGCAAGAGCGTGGGAAAGCCCGGCCCTGCCCAAAGGCCCCTCGGTTGGGGATATGTAGATTACCGCGATCACTTCGAGGCATTGGAGGAAGGTGAGGATATATTCGAGCGAATCGTTGACCCCCGCATGGGAGCCGCCACAGTCAGGGAGAAGGAGGGCGAGAGTAACATAATTAACACGATGGCGAATCTTGACTTTGTCATGCGACCCGCTCCAGGCGTGGAAGTGGAGGCGGGTATTGCAAAAATCAATGATGCACTAGCATGGGATGATACTGAGCCAATGACGGATAAGAACAGACCCAAACTCTTTGTGTCTGACAGGTGCGAGAATTTGATATCCTCGATGCTAGAATATACGGGCAGTTCGAGACAGGAGCATTTTAAGGATTTCGTAGACTGTATCAGGTACCTAATGATTAGCGGAGCCGATCATATCGGTCATGCAAGTTTAGCCTGTACAGGTGGTGGTGGGTATTAATCTTGCCATGTCAACTACAAAACGCTACATTATGCTACGCATATGCAGTCTGCCGCCGATGACGAATTACTTTATGTCAGTAAAGAGCCTGATGTTGACTATCTTGCGGAAACCTACCGCAGGACTCAGTCGGAGTTGGGCGAATGGTTAGATCGTAGACAAAGAGATTACGATGTAAGAAACTGCTTATGGGCAGGGAAGTCGGATGACTTCAAGAAACATTCGCATCTCAGTCAGACAGGAGAGGTATTTCCTTGGGATTCTAGCTCAGACCAAGAAATCCGCATGGTGGATAATCAGATTAACCGCTGTGTGGCAATGGCTACCAATGCGGTAAGATCGGCACATATCGTGGCAACTCCTGTGGAATCCGGTGATGTCGAGCGTGCAAATGTAATATCCATGTTCCTTCGTTGGTTAATGAACTCCAAGATGGAGGAGTTTTACGATCAATTAGAATTAGGATTAAACCACTTTTTCGAGAAGGGCCTGATGGTCCACTATGTTTATTGGGACTCCAAGGAACTTAAACAGCAACAGACTATCCGTTTAGATGAGATAGCACAGGCACTTCCACAGATCGCACAAGCGATCCAGGATGGAAGCATGGATGAGGAATTATCTACCGCGTTAAAAGACCAATTTAATGTATCCAAGTCCAAAGCGAAAGCTATGCTTCGTGAACTTCGCAAGGGTGGCACCACCACAGTACCCGTTACCCGCCAGGTCGTAAATCGACCACGCATCAAAGCATTGGCACCTGACGAGGATGTTATTTGGCCAAACTATACCATAGATCCACAGGAGGCACCATATTGCTTCCATGTCCTGCATATGACACCGGAGCAGTTGGAATCCAAGGTTAGTTCCGAAGGATGGGATGCCGAGTTTGTAGAAAAGGCGAAACACTTAGCCAAACATACACAGGCAGACAATAGTCTCTATAATGTGCGTCAGGAGGATGCGATAATCCGTGATGATGATGAGACTATTAGAATAGTGTACTGTTATCAAAGACTCCTAGATGAAGACGGAGTCCCCGGCATTTACTGCACAATCTTTCATCCCGATATTCCTGAGTTGTATGCCAAGCATGAACTTATGGATTATGCTCATGGTAAGTATCCGTTCGTGGTTACTAAATATGAGAATATAAGCAAAAGACTTTATTCGTCTCGCTCTATACCTGAAGTAGGTGAACCTCTTCAACAGGTAGCGAAGATTGAGACAGATGCTCTGATTGATCGTCAGTCACTAGCAACTTTGCCACCTTTGGAACATCCACTTGGGCGGCCCCCAACAAAGTACGGTCCTGGGGTTCGTATTCCGTATCGTACACCTGGCGAGATCCGTTGGGCAAACACACCTCCATTTGACGGCGGAAATGTAGAAGTCCGCAGATATATACAGGAATTATTTGACCGCTATATGGGTAATAACGCTCCAGGCGTTGACCCCGTGGAAGCACAGAATAAACAGCAAGCCACTATAAATAAGGTATTTAACCACCTTAAATATGTGATCGACCAAGTGTGGACGCTATATCAGCAGTATGGTCCCGATGCTGAGTTTTTCCGTGTAACCGGAATGCAGGACATACAGAAGTTTAATAAGGGCAGACCTGGCGAGAGATTCGATTTTTATCTACAGTTTGATGTGGCGACACAAGATCCCGCACAAATGCTTGAGCGTGTAAAAGCGATTGCCGAGCTTGCCCCTGCACTCGACAGATCAGGAACACTTGATACCGAAAAGATGCTTCAATTAGCAGTAGGGCAGATCATGCCTGGTGCTTCTGAGAAGATCATGATTCCAAAGGAGACAGCATCTCAGAAAGCGGTGGATGAGGAGAGACAGACAATAGCGGAGTTAGTGGCAGGAGTACCACCTAATGTCCGTCCACAGGATGCCCATGAGATGAAGATGCAAGTATTTCAACAATGGTTACAACAGCCTGATATTCAACAGAAGGCACAACAAGATCCGGCATTGCAGGAGCGTATTCAGAACTATATGCAACAGCGTCAGATGCAGATCACTCAGAAGCAAAATGCTCAGATCGGCAGACTCGGTGCGGCACCTACGCAATTCGGGCAAACCGCTCAAACAGAAGCGGCATAGAAAGGGACATATATTATGCCAATGGTAGGTAAGAAGAAATTCGGTTACGGCACAAAAGGCAAAGCGGCGGCTAAAGCTTATGCGAAGAAGACCGGAAAGAAGATGGTCAAACGCAAGAAGAAATGATCACCTATCGTGGCGAGAAGTTTTCTTCATATAATTCTCCGAAGCGAACCCCAGGTAAGTCCAAGAAGTTTGCGGTTCTTGCTAAGGAGGGCGATAAAGTCCGCCTTGTCAGATTCGGAGATCCAAACATGTCCATCAAAAAAAATATACCCGCACGGCGTAAATCCTTCCGAGCAAGACATAAGTGCGATGAAAAGAAGTCTAAACTGACCGCAGGTTATTGGTCTTGTAAGAAGTGGTAAGATGCCAAAGGACGCTTGCTACAAGAAAGTAAAAGCACGGGTAAAAGTATTCCCGTCTGCTAGAGCGTCCCAACAAATCGCCAAGTGCCGTAAGGCTAAAGGACAGGTAAAGAAGTCCGCAAAAGGCGCATCCTTAAAAAGATGGAAGGATGAGAAGTGGAAAGATACCCGCACGGGAAAACCATGCGGACAGGGCGGTAAGAACGAATATTGCCGTCCCACTAAAAGAGTTTCCAAGAAAACCCCAAAAACAAAAAGCGAAATGTCTAAGAGTCAACTTGCCCGCAAGAAAGCGGAAAAGCGTAAAGTGGGTATGGGTAGGCGCGTAAAACCTGTAAGGCGTAAATGAGCAAAACAAATCACGAACTCAATCATGAACATACGATTAGAGCGATGTCCGCTCTCAAGAACGACCCTAACTTCAAGCGATATATTGAAATGCGTGAAGCTATGCGTGAAGAAACTATCCGGGCGTTGCAGACTCCTGAGATCATCGCAGACACAAACAGACACTTTTACATCACAGGAAAGCTCGAAGCAATAGACGAAGAGTTGGACACTTTTTATAAGCTTTAGCTCAACCCAAGGAGTGACTTGCCCTCTGCGTTATGGGGTAGCGCAGGGGGTTTTTCTTGCCATTGTCAAGACAATATACTACATTTTGCTACACTAGGCGACAAAAACGCTAGACACTTATGACAGTTCAAACATTAGAGGAAACTCAAACTGCTACCTCTGACCAAGCTGAGAGTAGCGAAACGCCGGTCGATGGGAATGTTTCAATGGCAGAATTTGCGGATCAACTACTGAGACGCAAGCAAGCTAAAGAAGTGGAACCTGAAGCCACAACCGAGGAGATGGACGAACCTTCTGACCAAGCAGAAGAGCCTACGGAAGTCACCGAGGAAACTACCGCTGAAGATTCGGAAGACGATACGCCGTCTCCACAACCTTCGGAGGATGTTCTTTCAAAGTACAATATCGACCTGGACAACTTGTCTAGCGAGGAAATTGAGAGTTTTGCAAAAGCCTTAAACTTAAAGGCCGTTAAGAGAATCAGTAACTTAGCGGCACAAAAGAAAGCACTTGCGAACGAAAACGCTGAACTGCAAGCCCAAGCGGAGCAGGCACAGCAAACGCAAACTAGCGAAATTCCTGAGTTCCTCAAAGACAATGCTCTACACAATGTTGTTGATGAGCAGGCACTCGCGAAAGAAGTCGAGAATCTAAACACTCTTATCGAGTGGGCAGAGGATGGGATGGAAAACGAAGCCCAATATGACGATGACGGAAACGAGTATGTGCTAAAGGATGGTGACAAAACTTACACCAAAGCCGAACTGCGGAGAATACGATCCAACGCGAAGAAGATAATTCGCAAGGATGCCCCCGCAAGGCAGGCATGGATTAAGGAGCGTCAAGCATCTGATCAGCAAGCGATCCAAACCTTCCAATTCTTGGGGGAGCCGGAGAGCGATGACTATAAGTTATTCATGCAAGTGAAGGGTAACAAGTTGTACAAACCATTGGTGGATCATTTACCAAACTCAAACTTCGCCCTGGCACTCATGGTGGAGGGATTGAATGCAGTAAAGGCACGCCAAGGCGAACAGGCGAAACCCGCCCCCAAGCCAAAAGCACCCGTGGCATCCACGGAGGCAGGAGCGGCAAGGGCAAAGACTCCACAAGCACAGAAGGCGAAGGCTGTGGAGGCGGCGTATAAAAAGTACGAAGAATCCGGATCTATGGCGGACTATCAATCTTATCTAAAACTTAAAAGGAATTAATTAAAATGGCATCTACAAAAACTTATTCAGTAGCCGGAAACAGGGAGGATCTCAGCGACATAGTCACATTGCTAGAACCTGAGTCAACTCCATTGGTATCAATGGCTAAAAAAGCAAACGCAACAGGAACATTCTTTGAGTGGCAATGCGATGATCTCTCCGAGGTCTCGTTTTCCGGAGTACTCGAGGGCGAAGACGCTTCATCCTTCGATGACAAAGCCGCTAACCGTGCAAAGCTTGGTAACTATGTACAAAAGCTTCGCAGAACTTACGCAGTTTCCGACCTTCAGGAAATCGTTGACACCGCCGGTGTCGCATCTGAGTTCGCTAACGCCGAAAGCAAAGCAGTACGGGAATTAAAAAGAGATCTTGAATCTGCTGTTTGTTCCGCACAAGACCGTGACGCTGACGATGGAACTAATCCATACAAAACTCGCGGTATGCTTAAATGGTTAGGAGTTGGTGGTCAGCCTGCTGATGTACCAAGTGGCTTCCAAAATGTCGCTAACGACACAACCGGAACTCAAACCGAGTCTACATTCAACGCAGTTCTTCAAGAGCTTTACGAAGCTAACGGAATGCCTGGTGGACAACTCACCTTGATTGCAGGTCCTGGCCTTAAACGCGAAATCTCAAACTTCGCTCGTCAGGAAGGTTCTACAACTGCATTGAGTTACCAAGTTACTCAAGCCGCAGAGAGCAAGAAAGTAACTCTTTCCGTAAACTTCTACGAAGGAGATTTCGGAAATGTGGCAATCGTGCCATCCGTGTTCGTTAACAGAACATCCGGATCGGCTACTATCGATGCAGACGCAGGACTCCTTATCGATCCTGAGTATGTAGGTATCCACATGCTTAAAGCTGAGTCTACTAGTGAGCTTGAGAATCGTGGCGGAGGTCGCAGAGGTTTCGCAGATCTCGTAGCCGGACTTGCCTGCTACAGCCCAAAAGCACACGGTTACTTCAACTAATCGGGTTTTTAACGGAGGGGGGTTCGCGATGCGGACCTCCCTCTAACCTATACTAAAATGGCGGAAATATTCTTACCTAAATGGAAAAACGGAAACGGATCGCAGTTTATGAAGAACCTCGACCGTTATTTGCGTTACGAAGTGGACATGGAAAAATCACAGTTAGCTATGCGTGAGGCACAATGCCGCAAGGAGAATAGAGAGATGGGTTCCGCCAAGATGGATGGACTTGGACAATTAAAAGCATCCATACCTGCCCGCGATTATTTTCGTTGGCACCAATTTAAGCCAGGATGTTGGAGCGATAAGAGTTTCGTAAAAGAATACCTTCGCGATAACCCATCATTCAAGGCACAGACTTTAACAAAGAAGTCCTTCAGCGGACCAAGCTTCAAAGCGGCATGAGAGAAGTAGCGGTTAGTACGATGCTCACCAACCTTAAGCACCTGGTGGGCGTTGACTCGTTACTCACAAGTGAGGAGAATGCGGCAGTCCGCAGTTTTAACCGCTTTGGCAGATTAGCATGGGAACGCACTAGATGGCCCGATACTATCCGCCTGGAGCAGAAGACACCTGACAATCAGGTACGCAATGTATCGGTAGGTACAGGAGGCACGGGATACACATCCGCACCAACCGTTAGCTTTAGCGGGGGAGGCGGAAGTGGAGCCACCGCAACTGCGACAATAGATTCCAATGGTGCAGTAAACGGAGTGGCGGTAACCGCAGGAGGAACAGGTTACACATCTGCCCCTACGGTATCCTTTTCAGGGGGTGGAGGAAGCGGAGCAGAAGCAGTATCCACGATTATGAATGTAATCGACTTTGGAACGGATATTGGCGAAGTCCTCCGCATTTCAAACAATGATCCTTACGATACAGGATTTACTGATGAGATCGCATTCCGCGTGGAGTACGCAAATAGTGGCTATGGTAAAGTTGTACTTACAAATCGCAGTAGTACAAAACCTATATTCATACTATACCGCGCACCTTTTACTGACTATACATCGAGCAGTACGGACTACCCTTATGTGTTTAGCGAGTATGCCATTTATGGGGCCTATGGGGATTACTTAAATACAGACGGGCAAACTGATAAAGCAGGAGTCGCATTTCAGCAGGCTGAATCACTTTTAACAATCGAGCTAGACAAGTTGGAGCGCCAACAGGGTCAGCAAAACTTTATACAATTCGTAACATACGGAACAACCTACCAAACCAATATTTAATCATGGCATCAGAATACAGAGGATTAGGACTTAACGGTGGAAAGTATATCTCAGACACTTCCGCACACACAGGCAATTGGTTCGCAGTTGTCGCAACTGAAGACACGGTAATTAGCTCAATTACTTCCAATGTGGAGGATCTTAGTAACATTACCGCAGGAGTGGACAATACGACACTAACCGCAAACACCGCAATCTACGGAGGCATAACCGGAATCACTCTAAGCAGTGGTGCGGTAATCGCCTATAATGTGTAATGGCACTTTCGCTCGATCTTAATGTAGGCACGCCCCGTCCGTTTACGACAAGTGGCGTACCTTCGCCTGACGGAGTTATACGAACTGAGTCAGGGGATTTTATGACGAGTGAAAACGGCAAATACATCTTATTTGAAGTAGCACCATTCCTTACCACCGAGGCTGATGAAGTCTTACGAACAGAATTAAACGAACCAATCTTAACATAATCGAAAAATGGCGAATGTAAAAATCTCACAACTTACTGATCTCCCAACCCCTGCGGGTGCGGACATCCTTCCTATCGTTGACGATGTCAGCGGAACACCCACAACCAAAAAGGTAACAGTCACAAATCTTGTGGCACTAGCCCCCCAGGGCGACCTAGTCGCAAGCAACAATCTGAGCGATGTATCTAGTGCTGCAACATCCCGAACCAATCTTGGTTTAGGCGATGCGGCTACCAAGACAGTCGGTACAGCCGACACCAATGTCATTGGTGTATCAAGCGGAACAGTTGACCTGGGCGGTAATAAGCTCGAAGACTTTGACGCTTCTATTAACGAGCAGACAGGAACCACCTACACGCTAGTAGCGGGAGATAACGGCAAGGTGATTAAGTTTACTAACGGATCTGCGATTACGCTAACTCTACCAAGCGGATTAGGCGAAGGATTTAACTGCTCAGTCGTGCAGTATGGGGCGGGGCAAATCACCTTCTCCACTTCTAGTTCGACACTCTACAACCGCCAATCGCATACCAAGACCGCAGGGCAGTATGCTGTGACGGGATTGATCAGTTGTGTGGCAGATGTGTTCGTATTAGCGGGCGATACAGCATCCTAATCCGATGACATTCATACTTCCTAGTTTCGGAGCATCGGCCATATCCGCTGTACCCGCGAGTGGTGGTGGTGTAAGTGGATGGAGTGGTAACACCTACAGCGTAGAGTTTGACGGTACTGACGACTATGTGGATTTAGGCACTGCCTACGATCATAGCGGAGATATGACTATTTCTATGTGGGTTAAGTATACTGACATAAGCTCAGGTTATCTTTGGTTGGCGAGCAGGATGATAGCACACCCTACATACCAATATAATATTTATTTACGAGGTGAAACAACAGGTGCAAAAACAATTTCCTTTGCGACTTCTTCGGGTTCTTCGACTTCATCAGGAACAATTAGTCATAACACATGGACTCATCTTTTGTTCTCTGTCCAATCAGGTGTAGCAAGTGGTACTAAGTTATATATCAATGGAGTGGCTGAAACATTAAGTTCGACACACACAGTAACAAGTGCGTCCTCATATACTCAATACATAGGTCGTTCAGGTCGTTATTTAACTTATGCCTTCAAAGGATTAATAGATGAGGTAGCTTACTTTAACTCAGCGTTAGACGCTACTGATGCAGCTACGGTTTATAATAGCGGGGTACCTGCTGACCTTTCATCGCTAAGTCCTGTTATGTGGTATCGTATGGGAGACAACGACGGCGGCACAGGCACTACAATTACAGACCAAGGTAGCGGTGGACATGACGGCACCCTTACAAACGGACCTACCTTTTCAACTGACATACCTTAAAATATTATGAGCAGAAATTATGTAATCATTGACGCATCGGAAGTAAGTTCCGTTGATTTTAACCAAGTCCTAGAAACCTCGGCAG